TTGAGGCTACAAATAAGCGATTTAATGAAGGCACAAAGGAATTAACTAAAACCGAAAAGGAAAACTCTAAGAAAAGAGTAGAAAATAGAAAGACAGAAAAGAAAGAGAAAGATAAAGTTATCGATTCGGAGCTACAAGCTATGCGAGAGTTTCAAACTGAATACGAAAACTATCTTAAGCGTTTAACCGATATTCAAAAGCAGTATAATACTGAAATAGAAGACTTACAAGCGGTAACTGAACAACAAAAGCTAGACTTGTGGTATAAGCGTAGAGCGGAAGAAATAGACGCTATAACAAAAGACGCTGGCGAGAAGAATGATTTATACGCTTTATTAGAAACCGAAAGAGCGATTAAGCAAGCCGAAATTGAAAAGAAAAAAGAGGATGAGCTAACTAAGATTAGACAAGAAGGCGAAGAGGCTCGTACAAAATATGAAGCTGAGCAATCGGACGCTAGAAAGAAAATAGCGGAATTAGAAGTTAAAGCAAAGCAAGAGTTATTACAAATTGGAGCAAATGCTTTAGGGGTAGCGGCAAGTCTTTTAGGAGAATCTACTGACGAGGGCAAAGCGGCAGCAATTGCTTCTACTACAATTTCTACTTACTTAGCAGCTCAACAAGCTTACGCTTCTCAACTTGCTATACCTACACCTGATGCCCCTTTTAGAGCAGCTTTAGCGGCTGGTGTTGCCGTAGCTTCTGGTCTTGCAAACGTGCAAAAGATTTTATCGGTACAAACTCCAAATGGAGGTGGTAATGGTGGTGGAGTTCCTAGTGGGGGAGCACCGCAAGCACCATCTTTCAACGTAGTAGGCACTAGTGGAGCTAACCAAATTGCACAAACATTAGGACGAGAGCAAGCCCCATTAAAAGCTTACGTAGTTGCTCAAGATGTAACAACACAGCAAGCTCTTAATAGAAATATTGTTACCTCGGCAAGCCTTGGGTAATTTGAAAATGTAACAAAAAAAACTTTAAACGTTTATAGGATATGCGAATCGTAGAATTAGTAATAGAAAAGGATTTAGACGGAATCGAAGCCGTAAGTCTGGTAGATGCGCCGGCAATTGAAGAGAATTTTATCGCTCTTAACAAAGAGTATAGAATGGATTTAGCCGAAGTAGATTCAGATAAGCGCATTCTTATGGGTGCTGCTTTAGTTCCTAATAAACAAATCTATCGCAGAAATGGTAAGGACGAGTTTTACGTATTCTTTAGCGAGGCTACGGTAAAGCAAGCGAGCGAGTTATTCTTAAAAAATGGCAACCAGTCTAACGCAACTCTTGAACATAAGAATAAATTCGAAGGTGCTACGGTTGTAGAATCTTGGATTATTGACAACCCAGAAATGGACAAGTCTAAAGCTTACGGATTTGATTTACCTAAGGGTACTTGGATGATTTCTATGAAGATAGAAGACGAGAAAGTTTGGAAAGAGGTTAAAGATGGTAAATACAAAGGTTTCTCTATCGAGGGATATTTTGCAGATAAGCTAGAAATGGCAATTGATAAAAAGGAAATAGAGTTAGAATCTTACTCAGATTATGGCAATGACGTAAAAAGCAATGCTAGAAAAGGAATAGAATTAAACGAAAGAAACGGCAATAAGTGTGCAACGCAAACGGGTAAAGTAAGAGCTCAGCAATTAGCAAACGGAGAAGCTATTAGTATAGAAACTATTAAGCGAATGTACTCTTACTTGTCAAGAGCAGAAACGTATTATGATAACGCAGACTCTCAAAACGATTGCGGATATATAAGCTACTTATTGTGGGGTGGTAAAAGTGCTTTAAGCTGGTCACGTAATAAGCTAAAAGAGCTAGACCTTTTAAGTTTAGAAGAAGAAAAAATTATTAATCAAATTATACAAATTATAAAAGATGGCAAATAAAAAAACAAGCCCACAAGATTCTAAAAGAGCTTGTCTTTGCGAAGACGGGACTTACTCTAAGGAATGTTGCAAAGGCGAAGAAATTAATCAAGGGATTGGAGCTACCGAAGGGCAAGCTACCTCGATTATTATTAATACGAATGAATCAAGAGTTATTATAAGAGAAAATTAAACAAATAAATAAATATGGAATACAAGAACAAGTTAAACAAGATTAAAGCTGTTCTTTCTATGGATGTTAAATTAGCTCAAATGAAGTTAGAAGATGGTATTACCATTATCGAAGCGGAAGAGTTTGAGCCGGATTACTCGGTAGGAATTGTAACAGAAGATGGTATTGTAGCTTTGCCAGTAGGCGAGTACAAGTTAGAGGACGGTAAAATCTTAGTAGTAGCCGTAGAAGGTATTATTGCTGAAATTAAAGAAGCTGAAGCTGAAGCTCCAGAAGTGGAAGTAGAAGTAGAAGTAGCACCGGAAGAGGTTATTGAGCCGGAGATGGCAGCCGAAGCTCCTAAAGCTAAGCGTATTGTAGAATCAGTATCTAAAGAAACTTTCTTTGCTGAAATCGAGAAATTACGCTCTGAGTTTTCTTTGATTAAGCAAGAGAACGAAGCATTAAAAGCGGAGAATGAATCTCTTAAGGTAGAAATGTCTTCTATTGAAGCAGGCGCTGAGCCTTTAGCTCACAATCCAGAAGCTGGAATCGCTCCAAAACCTTTTAGAATTAGTAAAAACAAAACGTCTTCAATTGAAGATTCAGTATTTAGTAAAATCTTTTCAAAATAATTAACAAACAAATTTAAAAAATGGCTACTACAACTAGTATTACAACAACTTACGCTGGCGAGTATAAGAATCAGATTATCTCGGCTGCTTTATTATCTTCTCCTACTATCGATGCGGGTGGTATCACGGTTAAACCGGGTATCAAGTACAAAGAAGTGGTTAAGAAATTATCTACGGATGCAATCTTAAAAGATGCTTCTTGTGATTTTACGGCTACGTCTACAGTTACTTTAACTGAGCGTATCTTACAACCAGAAGAATTCCAAGTTAACTTACAATTATGTAAGAAAGACTTCCATTCTGATTGGTTATCTGCACAACAAGGTTACTCAGCATTTGATGTATTGCCTTCTTCTTTCGCTGACTTCTTAGTAGCTCACGTAGCGGCTAAAGTAGCAGCTAAGAACGAGACTAACATTTGGACTGGTGTAACTGCTAACGCAGGTGAGTTTAACGGATTCTCTACATTATTAGCTGCAGATGCTGCTTTACCAGCTGCTCAAGAGGTTGCAGGTACAACGGTTACTGCTTCTAACGTAGTAGCTGAATTAGGTAAAATCGTAGATGCTATCCCAGCTGCTCTTTACGGACAAGATGGTTTACATATCTACGTATCTCAGAACATCGCTCGTGCTTACGTTCGTGCTTTGGGTGGGTTTGCTGCTTCTGGCTTAGGTGCTAACGGTACTAACGCAATGGGAACTCAATGGTATAACAACGGCTCTTTATCATTTGACGGAGTAAAAATCTTCGTAGCAAATGGTTTAGCGGCTAACACTGCAATCGCTACTTTGAAAGAGAACTTGTACTTCGGTACTGGTGTTCTTGCGGATATGGATGCTTCTTCTGTAAAAGTTATCGATATGGCAGACGTAGACGGTTCAGAAAACGTACGTGTAGTAATGCGTATGACGGCTGGTGTTCAGTACGGTTCGGTAGAAGATATCGTAACTTACGGAATCACTAACGCAGCTAACTAATTAGCTTATAAGATAGCACCTCGTTAATTCGGGGTGCTTATTTTTCATCTTTTAAATTAATCAATATGTCTTGTGATATTTCCTTAGGTAGAATTGAGCCTTGCAAAACGAGTAACGGAGGATTAAAAGCCGTTTACTTCGTGAATTGGGGCGATGCTACGGGGGTTACTTATGATGCTACAAACACGGATGCTATCTCGGCTGTAACTGGGACTCCGGTAGCTTATAAGTACGACCTAAAGGGTAATAGTTCTTTTGAGCAAACTATTACTTCTTCTCGTGAGAATGGTACTACCTTCTTCGAGCAAACGTTAAACTTAACGTTAAAACAATTGTCTATTGTAGACCATAAGCAAATTAAGCTTTTGTCTTACGGACGTCCTCAAGTTATCGTAGAAGATAACAACGGAAACTTATTCTATTGCGGTCTTCAGCATGGTATGGAAGTATCTGGCGGTACTATCGTTACTGGAGCTGCAATGGGAGATTTGAGCGGTTATACTTTAGTCTTATCTGGCCAAGAGCCAGTACCGGCTAACTTCTTAACTACTACTTTAGTAGCGGCTGGATTCACGGTAACTCCGGGCGCTTAGTCTTTTGTTGTTTGAGGTTTGAAATTGGGTGGACAGATGTTCCACCCTTTTTCGTTTAAAAGAAACAAAACCTATAAAATAACGTTTATAGAATAATGATAGTTTTAAGAGAATCCAATTTAGCGCAAAGTGTAAGATTCGTTCCTACTCGTAGAAATGCGGGGAATAAGCTATTTTTGCGAAACGAAACTACTAATGTAGAAGTAGAATACGATATTACTTGTACTCAAACGTCTTACTATCTTACTTTCTCAAAGGTATTAACTTTAGAAGAAGGACACTTTTACACAATGACTATAAAGCAAGATGCCGAGTTAATCTTTAGAGATAAGGTATTTTGCACGAATCAAACAATAGGAGCGTATAGCGTTAATAATAACGAGTACGTACAAAACGACCAAAATATAATTTTCTATGAGTAACGTTCACGTTTTTAACTTTGAATCTCATAAGCCACCGCAATCCGTAGAATCTAACAAAGAAGCTTGGGTTAATTTCGGAGACGATAACGACTACTTCAAGTACTTAATTGATAGATATAATAACTCTACTACAAACAATAGCGTTATTAACTCTATTAATAAATTAATCTATGGTAGAGGCTTAGATGCTACGGACTCAAACAAGAAGCCAAACGAATACGCTCAGATGAAAATGTTATTCCGTCCTGAGGTATTAAAGTGCGTTATTACCGACTATAAATTACTTGGACAAGGATACTTTCAATTAATCTATAATAAGGCTAAGAATGCGATTATTAGAGTAGAGCACGTGCCAGCTCAATTAATCCGCTCCGAGAAATGCAACGAGAAAGGCGAAATTACTGGGTATTACTATTCTGATAACTGGCAAGACATTAAGAACTTTGTTCCAAAGCGTATTAGTGCGTTTGGTTATGGCGATAAAACGTTAGAGATTCTTTGTGTTAGAGATTATAGCGTAGGACAAAAATACTATTCTAACGTAGATTATATCGGGGCTTTGCCTTATGCTAAGTTAGAAGAAGAGATTGCGGACTATTTAATTAATGACGTACAAAACGGGTTTTCTCCTACTAGCGTTATTAACTTTAATAATGGTGTACCAGACGAAGAGAAACAAGGTTTAATTGCAGCAGACGTAAAGCGTAAATTAGCGGGTTCTAGCGGTGCTAAAATTGTTGTAGCGTTCAATAGTGACGAGACAAAGAAAACAACTATCGATAGCGTTCCTTTAAACGATGCTCCGGCACACTATACATATTTAAGCGAAGAATCAAGAGGTAAGATTTTGCTAGGTCACTCTATTACCTCAGGCTTGTTATTTGGTATCCCATCTAACAACGGATTTAGCTCAAACGCAGACGAGTTAAAGAATGCCTCTATCTTGTTTGATAATATGGTAATTCGTCCTAAACAAGGAACGGTTTTAGATGCTATCGACAAGATTTTAGCGTTTAACTCTATTAGCTTAAATCTTTACTTTAAGACTTTACAACCTTTAGAATTTATTGACCAGAATCCGGCAATGAATACCGAGCAAGTAGAAGAAGAAACTGGTTTAAAGTTAAGCTCTCATATTGACAAATTAGACTTGGAGGAATATGGCGAAGAACTTGACCCTAACGAGTGGGAATTAGTTGATAGCCGAGTAGTATCATATGAAGACGAAGCTCGCTTAGATGCAGAATTAGAGGCATTAAACAACCCCGAAAAGTCTTTAATGTCTAAGGTTTGGAACTTTGTTACAACTGGTGTAGCAAGACCCGACTTAAAAAGCTCTCAAGATGGTAAATTGTTTATCTCTCGTTATCGTTATAGCGGAGAAACTACCGAAAAATCTCGTGAGTTTTGTAAGAAGATGACCTCGGCAAATAAGCTATATCGCAAAGAAGATATCGAGTTAATGGGTCGCAAGGCTTCTACAAATCCCGGTTGGGGCCCAAAAGGAATCGACACTTACGACATATTTTTATACAAGGGGGGAGGAGCGTGCCATCATTTTTGGACACGTGAGACTTACAAGCGTTTTACTGACCCACGTAAGAAGGGAGCAACTAAAATAACTCCAAGCGAAGCACGTAAAGCGGGCGAGATTTTACCAACTCCTTACACTAAAGAAGATGGTAAGGACTATAATAAAAATAGTAAACTGGTATACACGAAGCCTATCGATATGCCAAACCAAGGATTTTTACCTAATAATAAGTAATAATGGCACAAGCTTTATTTGTAAGTAGAGAGGATATTGTTAAGTTTAC